GCGACTACTTTAACGTCCTTAGCTCGACGGTTCTTGTATTGTTCTTAATCATACCTAAGAGGTTCCGATTCTTCGGTCTCAGGGGTCCTTGTGTATTTACTACAGAACTCCGCTAGTTGTAGTTCCGCTGCTTCCACCAGCAGTCGGATTCTTGCCTCTTCCTCTTCCGCTTTGACGACTTCTCTTACCATGCGTTTCACGTTTTGGTGAATTCGCTTGGTCAGCGCTTCGGTGCTCAGAACCAACTGCTGTAGTTCGTTCTTTGCTATCCTTGTGAGGTCTGGTACTTCCTCTAGGATAATTTGGTTTAGCGCTAATACGAGATGTGGCACTAGCATCAGATGGTCGAGCACGATCTTTTCGCTCGACAACACCACTTCCGCGGTGTTTGGCACTGGGGTTGTCCTGTCTTGATTTTCCATGATTTGTAACTTCGTTTGCACGATTAGGGCCAGCGTGGATCTCACCATCCAATACAACAGCCAGTTTCGGGGTCTGGTCTATAGTGGTCTGTAGTACTGGAATACCATCTACGTCACCACTATAATCATTAAGCAGCTTGATATGATCAGCTAGCTCAGATGCTGAAATGCCCAATTCCGCGGCTACGATGTCCATGTAATTCTCTGGATCATCTTGTGGCCACGGGTGTGTCAGGCTTTCAGGGTCAGTAACCCAATACGGTATATCATCTAGATCTTTATAATCGGCAACCGGTTGAGTTTTTGCGGCTTTCTGATAGGCACGGCACCAATCACCAATAAAGGGGGTGCGACTATCAGTAACCAAGTATGCGGTGGTTTTGGCTGCGCCAACCACGGGCAACTTGGCATTTCGATCCACTGTGGTGTGGATTTTCAAAAGGGTTCTCAACGGGCTCTGGATGGACGCTGGTGAAGTCCATGGATCAGCAAATACTCGGGATAAGAATGAAACGGGGGTACCGGGTGTTGCTCGGTTACATACACGTAAATCAAAGCCTAGGCGAGATGCAATTTTCCTTAGCTTATTATTCGTGACGTTTCCCCCTCGAAGACCATCATCACCATAGCATAATCCAATGTCACGGAAGGCTTCTTCTTCTGTGAATTTCATAGATCGTGCCGTACAGTAGGAGACGAATGCATTGCAGATAGTGTTACCGTCTGTTGTGAGCGGTGAACCGCTGAGGCGGCTGCAACCTGGCTTATACGCAATGGTATTAGTGAGTCCAGGTGCATCCAACTCAGATATTAGCAATTTGTGTAATTCGTCTCGATGCTCTGGGGCGACCCATCGCAAGTAGCAGGGGAATTCAACGTTCTCACGTATCCATCTTGTTACGGTGCCATCAAACTTGCTATAATCAGTCTCGACCAAAGAGTCATGCTTAAGGGCTAATGCATGTACATTAGCAGCAATCTCTTCAGGAGTGCGACATGGTTGATACCAGTCGTGCAACTTCAACACAGCATCCTTAAATGCATATGTGAAGCCTGACAAGCGCGTATTATGATAGCCCGGAACATTGCTAATGTTGCGGGGATAATTTGGTCCGTTATATGCTTCGCGTTTCTGGAAGGCTCGTACAACAAACTTGTCAATGACATGGAACATTCCTTGGGAATTGCGTTCACGCTGTCTGGGTTTGTTCTGTTTCTCAATGACATAGTCACTAGAGTACGGCTGTCCTAAACGGTCAGGGGTGTTCTTTAATATTCGGGACACAAATTCATGGGCAAAGCTCAAAAACTGTGGTTTGATGTATTGGGTGCTTCTTGCGATCTTCTGTGGGATATCAATTCGTCCGCGTATAGTTGCACAGTCATTATTATACGATTCAGTAGGGAATACTGCAGTGTCACTGAGTGGTCCGGGTGCATAATTCCTTGCATACTCCTTTCCATTATCAAATGGCACTGGGTCATCCTCCTGATCTACTGAATTAAAATGCCTGGCAAACAAACCTGGTGAGTGTACGATGTCGGGTGTAGCATGTGTAATACTCGTCAGAAAGCAATGTAAAGTTGCTGACTCGTTGTTATCCAATTTGCTACGACGTACAGTGTCACTCAATGCTCTTGCTTTCGCCATAGCATGAGCGGTTCGTAAACTTTCGAACAAAGACAAAGACAGTGTTGCTTGAGCTAGTTCCCCAGCAATACCAACGCTGATATTTGGTCCATTTTCACTGATGTGAACTAAACAATTGAACCTCTGTTCGATCATCGGTTCTTTGTGAAATTCTTCAGCTACTTGGTAATTCATACGGACTAAACGGGTGGCAGGGGTAAGGGTGTCTATAATATCAACGGGGCAGCGTGCATAAGGCACAATAGTTGTTATCGTGCGATGTTCGCTGAGCCGGAATTGATCTATGGTGCTGACGGTGACTGTCTGATATAAAAAGTTCCTAACTACCTCATGATATGGGGTCAGGTCACATATTGATGATATAAGGTTGAACCATCCACTGATGGGAGTCAACTCACCCAACGCGTCAGTAATAGCATAGAAATACGTCTCAAACCTTCCAGTAATTATGTTAGGCGAGTAAATCGTATCTACGCTATAGTTCCAGATCTGATGTTTGACGTCCTTCCCTCCTTTAACATGGTATGTCACAGTATCTTCATCTATAGTAAAATATCCGTCATTAACAGTTCCTGATACCTTAGTGGGCTGGAACGTGTATAAGAGGATTGGTCTACCATATGACAGGATTTCGTCCATATTAACATAATAATCAACATCAGTCATGATTATAACATGATCTTCTGTGATTGGATCGTTCTTGGCATCGGATCGTAAGTCCGCTAACGTGTAATAGTCACGTATGCCGTCGCAATCTTTCTCACGTGGTGATGGAGATATTATGTATGGTGTCAGGCCAAGCTTCCGAACTACTGCTAGCATCGTTTCCGTTGCTGAATTTCGTTCGGACGCTGCGGTTTGATGCGAATGTCCTGGTCGTACTGTGCTGTATACTCTTTCCATTTGTCGTTGAAATTTTGTTCGAAGTGATGCAGATGCATACCGCACTACACGGTTTGATATCTGTTTTGCGTTCTTAGCACGCTGTTTCTTCTTATTCCAATCGGAAGCGAGGATTTTCTCTTTAACTCGCTGTAATACAAGAACCAGATACAAAATGATGATACAAATAGCGATCTCGCTAAAGTAGCAAACTATAAACTGGTCCATTTTCAATGTTATCGTAATCGAAAAACGGTAAAGTGTCAGTG